ATCACTTATCCCTAAACATTCCTCAATAGCTCAGTCGGTAGAGCATGCGGCTGTTAACCGCAGAGTCGTTGGTTCGAGTCCAACTTGGGGAGCCAATAAATTTAATAAGGTGCTACGTGGCTGATAGTATGAGGCAAGGACCGTTTCAAACGTGGAAAATAAGTAATACTACTTTTCAGCTGTGTGCTGTAGTAAATGGAGTTTGATGAACAGCCTTAATAAATTTAAAATGATCTATGATCCCCTACGTAGATCAAACTTGAGTCGTAGCAATACGACTTAAATGTAAGGTGCTACGAAGCCAGACAGAAGGTAGTGATTAGAGTTAAATAAAGTACACGAGGTAATGCTCGGAGGAATCTAATTGCGAAATATGGATACCTTGACGGAACCCAGCAGCAGTAGTAAATGGAGTGAGATGAACAGCCTTATTAATTTAAAACGGCCTGGTAGTTCAGTTGGTTAGAACGCTAGCCTGTCACGCTAGAGGTCGTGGGTTCGAACCCCATCCAGGTCGCCAGCCCCTAGTATCGTTAGGAATAGAGATATATTTTGGGAGCAAATAAATGTAAGGCAAAACATTATTTGCAGGGTTATAGGAAACGATACTTCCTATTATTGATAATAAAATGGTTAGACTACAAAGCCCTTTGAGTAAAAGGAATCTGGTAGTCATATAACGGGGAAATTAAATATTTAATATTATCAACAAGAGCCAGTCACTTGCCTTATGACTGGGGATCCTCGGGGTATAGCGCAGTTGGTAGCGCGCTTGTTTTGGGAACAAGATGTCGGGAGTTCAAGTCTCTCTACTCCGACCAGTTGCACGTTGCGACCTCCTGTAAGTATTTTGCAAGTGAAAAATTTGGTAGTTATGCTTCTACCTAGGCAAAAAGCAAGAAGATTTAATGAAGTGGTAGGAATTAAATCTTCACATTTATTTTCTTATTTCTTTCGACCTTTCTTTGAGAATAGAAAATATTTGCAGTAGAGGCCTAGCCAGCCTCTACTTATAGTTTTATTTTTTTTTCATTCCTTCACAAACAAAATAGTAACTGGAGGGATGAAAATGGAACTTAAAGAAATGTGTAGAATTGTACATCCTTACACATGCCCTATATGCGGAAATGATATGTTATTTTTTACTAGAAATAGAAATAATTCTATTATAGATTATAAGGAATTATATAATTCTAATCAAGATACAAACGAATTAAAAGAATTTCTTGCTGAAAGAAATGTAGAATATTTAAAATGTGTTATTTGTAAAAATACATTTATTATTGATTGGACTAAAGGGTATGCAAGACCGTTAAGGCATAAAGAAACATTAAAACAATTTGGATATAAATTTAAAGAGTGAGGGTTTACCTCACTCTTATTATTTTTTATAATAAAATGTAAGATAATATAAAGCCGTATACATTTAAATAAAAAGATAATTTGGATGGGAGGAAATCTTATGAGATATAAAAGTATAGAATTGCATAATTATGCTGGTATATATAACGGTATGGGATTAACTCAAATAAAAATAGACTTCACAAAATGTATAACTAATAAGATCATTATTAAAGGAAAAAATGGTTCTGGTAAATCTACTTTACTGAATGCAATAAATCCAAATCCAGATAATAATGATTATTTTATTCCAAATTCAGAAGCTAGAAAAACAATAGTATTGACTGAAAATGGAATTGATTATGTGATTAGATATATACATCCTGTAAATAGTAATGGTATTAGAGGTACTACTAAAGGATACATATCAAAAACAATTGATGGTCAATTAGTAGAATTAAATCCTAATGGTAATATATCTTCTTGTAAAGATATTCTTTATGATGAATTTAATATGGATAGTAACTATTTATCATTAGCTAAGCTTACTACAGAAAATAGAGGATTGGTTGATTCTAGACCTGCGGAACGTAAGAAATTGGTCAATTCTATTATTCATAATCTTGAAACTTATAATAATATAAATAAGATATTAACTAAGAAAGCTTCTACTTATAAATCATTAATTAATTCATTAACTTATAAAATTGATTTTATAGGAAATGAAGTTCAGCTTAATGCTAAGCTTCAAAATATTGAAGGTAGAATAGCAACTCTTGAAGAAGAGAAGAATACTACAATAGAAGCAATTGCTGCAGTTAAATTAAAAATTTCTGAATATATTAAGATTCTTAGAGATAATAATTATGATGATATCGTTAGCGAGCTTAAAGATTTAAATGCTTCTATAAGAATTGTAAAATCTTCCATTAATTCTCAATTAACTTTCTATAAGATTATGGATATAAATACAATTAAACCATTTCTTGATAATATTGAGAAACAGATTGTATCTTTAGAAACAAAGAGGGAAGCATTAAAAACAAAGATTCCTGTATTATTAACTAGAAGAGAATCTGAGTTTAAAAGTCTTCAATCTAAAAAAGAGCAATTAAATGCTCTTCAATCAGATTATAATTATGAAGATATAAAACAAATTACAGAAGAAGCTAGAAGAATTATTGCTGAATATGATGAAATTTTTAAACAAATGAGATTAAGCAATATTAATATTATTACTAAGACAGAGTTTGATTCTGCTATGGAATCTCTTAAGTACTTAAAAGAATCTGCATATAATATATCTAGCTCATATTCTTTAGTTGATATATCTCAAGTAATTAATAATAGAAATGATGTTGTTGGTTATATAAGAGCTATTCCGTCATATAAAGAAAAATTAACTTCTCTTAGAAGTAAATGTGATGAGTTAAATAAACAGTATTCAAAATTTGTTTCTAAAAGAGAATTAGCATCAGAGTTAGTTAATAGACCAAAGAATTGTAAAATTGATAATTGTCCATATATAGAATCTGCAGTTAAAGCTAATCTAGAATATCCAGAAGCTGAAATGATTAGATTAGAAAATGAAATAAATGATATGAATAAAGAAATATTATTTATAGAGCATGAGATTGAGCAATTTAATAGGTATTCCGAAATATTATCATATATAACAAATATTGAAAGGGAGCTCAATTCTAAAATTGGATTTATTAAGAAACTTCCTATAAGAAAAGACTTTCAACAAACTTTTTTATATAGAGTATGTGAAATGGATAAATTTGAAGATATTGATGAATTATATAAATTTGTAGACTGTGGAAATATGATTGAAGAATATAAAGTTGCAAAAGAGCAATTGATGAAATATGAAGCAGAATATAAATTATATGAATCTAGAAATAATATTATAGAATCTATTTTAATTGATATTGAAGATTTATCTAAAAAATTAGATGAAGTTGCTAATGAGTTAGATAGTGATAATAATTCTATCAATGAGATAGAACAATCATTAGAAACATTAGAATCTACCAAACAAAAGGTATCAAATTTATATTCTAAAATTAATGATTCACTAATGCCATCAGAACAAAGACAGGAAGAATTAAATAAAATAAAATCAACACTTGACTCTAATACATCTGAATTAAATGAACTTGAAATACAACTTGGTAAATTAAATGCTAATAATAATACTATAATAAATGATATAAAATCACTTACAACTGAAAGAGATAATATTAGACACTCATTGGTAATGCTTGTTGATTATAGAAAAGAATTAGCAGAATATCAAGATAAGTTCGTTAAGATAGAAAAGATTAAATATTATTCATCTTCATCTACAGGAATTCAGACTTTATATATGCAATTATATATGAATAAAATATTATCTACTGCAAATGAGTTATTAGCCATGTTATTTGATGGTGAATTTGCATTACAACCATTTGTTATTAATGAGCAAGAATTTAGAATTCCATGTTTAGGTTCTGGATTAATGCATGATGATATAAGTTCTATGTCTACAGCTCAGAAATCAATGATAAGTATGATATTATCATATTCAATTTTATATCAATCTCAGAGTAGATATAATGTGATATCTCTTGATGAAATGGATGGTTCATTAGATGGTTCTAATAGATCTTATTTTATGACTTTATTAGATAATCTTATGAATATTCTTAGATGTGAACAATGTTTTATTATATCCCATAATAGCGAATTAATATCTGAACTTGCAGATATTATTATGCTTAAAGATGTACCTGGAGCTAACTATGGCGGTAATGTAATTTGGAGATATTAAAACAATATAGGCACCCGTAGGGACCAACCCTACGGGCGTCTATTTAAGGAGAGTGTAAAATGACAAAAATATTTCTTGTGTTGATTTTGTATTCTATATTCTATGATAATGTCTATTCATAGAATCTAGAATAAAGAAAGGAAACAAAACTATGAAACCACTACGTGATTTATAAATATGTTAATTAATATTCTGTTATACTGGTATCTCCACCATTAATACAGATGAGAGGATATGTTACTGATCTATTACCGTCTTTAGCAAATCCACCTCTCACATTAATATCAAGATCATATATATAAGAGCTATCTGGTTTTTCTACATTTGGAACTGGTTGGCGGGTAATTTTATCAACTACTTCAAACCAACGATTTCCAGTTGTAGAATCATACATTACAACAGTTTCAATTGCGCCTTTTGCTTCAAGTAACATTCTATTTTCTGCAGGATTTAATCCAGCTTCCCACATTTGCTGATCGCTACCAAGAGACATCATAGGAACAGATGGACCTGTTTGTCCTCCAGCCATAATATCTTGCATTGATGGACCAAGAATTCCAGGACCAGCGCCAATAGGTGTATTGATAAATGCATCATAAAGATTTGCAATTCTAGCGTTATCATCTTCTTCTGATGCAGAAACTTTAACTTGTTTAAGTCTATCAAGTTCAAGTTTATTGATACTATTAATTGTTGAATTCTTTTCTTTAATAGCTGAAAGTTTGGTACCTAAAATAGATGTAGCAGTTTGAGTCATTTCATTAACAATACTATATTTGTTACGAAGAGTTTTATTGCTACGAACCATATTCAATTCGGTAACTATTTCAGCACCAAGCATATTTAATTGAGCTATAGTTTCATCAAGCTGTTGATTGGTTTCAACATACGCACCAGCATATGGTATGTTTTCTTGAATATAGCTCATACTAGTAGCAGGTACAATTGTAGAGTTTGATTGCGATTTAACAATTTCTGTAGAATCACTTTTTTTGCTTTTTTTCTTTTTTGTTTCGTCTACTGTTTCAACAACTACAGCAACTTCTTGTTTGAGATCGTGATTTGAATATTCGTTAGAATCTTTAACAAATTTATTAATATTAAAAGACATAGTTAAAGAACCTCCTTTAAGATTTTACTTTTTTGTTTGTGAAATAAAAAAGCACAAAATATACTCGTGCCACCCCACAGCACGAGTACGGTATATATGCTAAAATTTTAAGAGGAAATTTATGATAAAAAGGAGTTTTCACTATGCCTTTTACGAGCAAAGTTACAAAAACGAAAAACTACACACAACACACAAATCTGGCAAGAAGATATATAAAAATGATTTGGTTTTATGGGGTGTTATGCCTAATCATTATAGTTATGTTAATTGCCAAAATACGTCGGTTTATACGATTAAACAAAGTCTAGTACAATGAAATAATGTAAATTAGGAGGTAAAATTATGGATAAATCATTTATTAAAGGTTATCCCATAGGTGCTAATATATCTCTATTAAATATAATATATCATAAACCTAAAAAAGATATTGAGACTGGAAAATATGGAAAAGATAGTATAGATATAATTTATAAAGATATGGATACTATGGAAAAGAAAGTCCAACATATTTCCGAACCAGAATATACTTATTGGATGACAAATGAAGGTGTACCTGTAGATTATAATAAATTATGTATTGAAGAAAAAGATGTTTATCAAGTTACTTGTAAATATAATGATTTGAAAAAAGATATAGCTGAGAGAACTGGTAATCTTGAGTTCTTTTATGATAATCTTCGTACAGGAAATGCTAGAGATAATGATAAGTTATTTCAGATACCTTCTATATTTGGTGCTGATATGCATATTGAAGATTTTTATAGATATAGATTTGATTTATTATATAAAAATGAACAGTTTAAACCCACTAAATTGTACTTCGATATCGAGGCTGATACTATTGATATGAGAGGAGATTTTCCTGAACCTGGAGAATGTCCTGTAAACGCCATAACATTAGTTGATGATATTAATAAAAAGGTATATACTTTACTTTTAGATAATTACAATAATCCATTAATTGATTTATTTAAAACGGAAAAAGATATACCTATAAAAATAAAGCAATTTGTTCAAGATACAGTTGGTGGTTGGAAACAAGAACATCGTTTAGGTCTTGATCCATTTGAATATAAAATCATGTTTTATGATGAAGAAATAAAATTATTAACTGATGCATTTAATGTAATCAATATAATTAAACCAGATTTTTCAATAGCATGGAACATGCCATTCGACTTACCGTATCTTATTCAAAGAATTATTAATCTTGGATATGATCCATGTGAAATTATTTGTCATAAAGATTTCAAGGTTAAAGAATGTTATTATTACGTTGATAAGAGGGCTGATAAGTTTGAAGAACGTGGAGATTATGCTCAAGTATCTTCATATTCTGTATATATAGATCAATTAGTTACATTTGCATCTCGTCGTAAAGGTCAAAGAGCAATAGCATCATTTAAACTTGATTATGTTGGTGGATTAATAGCAGGTGTTAAGAAACTTGATTATTCTAATATTACAACTAATATATCTAAACTTCCTTATCTAGATTATAGAACTTTTGTTTTCTATAATATTATGGATACAATTGTTCAGTTATGTATAGAAAATAAAGTTAATGATATAGACTTTGTATATTCTAAAGCTATGACTACAAATACAAGATATTCTAAAGTTCATAGACAGACAACTTATCTTGTTAATCGTGGTGTTAAAGATTTTAGAAATATGGGTTATATTCTTGGATGCAATACTAATAAGAGCAATGAAAAAGTTGGATTTGCAGGTGCATTTGTAGCCGATCCGACTTTAGTAAGTGAGAAACCTAGAGTTAAAATAGATGGTCGTCCGACAATGTTATGTGATAATCTGGATGACTTTGACTATAAGAGTCTGTATCCGTCTATAATTGATGAATCTAATATGAGCCCGATGACACAGCATGGTAAAGTATTCTTCCCTGAAGTTCTTGATCCTAAGGAGAATAGATTTAATAATCCATATTATGATAGAACAGTATGGTTTATGGAAGATTTCATATCTCATGATAGACTTAATTTTTGTCAAAGATATCTTAATCTTGCAGGCTATTTGGATATGTATTATGATATAATAAAATATTTTTCAACCATTAAAGCTCCAATGAGAGGATTATATTCAAGTGATACTATTAATGGTGGTAGAATTATGTGTACTATAGTTCCTAATAAAAATAAGAGAGAAATGTGTATAATTGTGGATAATTCTGTTGGTAGAGAAATGTGCTATAAGCAAGAAAGGATGAGTAAATTTGAATATAACAACCAGTGAATTAGTATATATTAATGAAGCTGCTAAAGCTTTAAAACAAAAAGATTTTGTTCTTATTGATAATGCTATAATTGGACTTGATAATATTCAATATATAGTAACTTATGTCTTGTTAGATAGCAATTTCATAAATAATTATTTTAATGGTATTATAATTAATCAGCGTTCATTATCTGCATTTATTAAAACTATATCTATAGAATCAGATTTTGAATTTGATTCTATAGATACAACTCTTAGAACAGTTGGTGGGGGAGAATTATTAATTGGTCTTGATCAAAGAATAATATCTTTTGCTTATAATAAATATAAATATGCCATATCAATTGATAATACAACTCAAATAGCCATTAATGAAGTTGAAATACCTGAAATTTTAAGTAAAATTCAAAGTATGAGCAAAGCAGATGGTGCTGCTAGTGTAATTTATGAAGGTTATTATATGACTTTATTCTCATCAATATTACCAACTACAAAAAGTGATAAATTATACTTACAAATATTTCAACCTGACTTGATTCATACATTTATTTCAAGATTTCGTATTAGTAAAAAGAAATTTAATATAATAACTTATATAAATTTTATAAAAGTACAATAAATACGGTTGTGGGTATATTACCCACAACCTAGGTATTTTAGCCAATGGCGAACATGAGAATAAATTATAAGAAAGGAGTGTGTTATTATGCCTTCACAACAAAATGAACAGAAACCTCGTACAGGTGTATTGCGTAGATTAGCTACCCTTGTTCAAGGTAATATGGATGATATGTACCGCACAACATATTTTGCAGACCCGCATAATAAAGATCAATTACAGGCTATAAAAACAGATATAACTACATCTATTAAAGATATAATGAATGTTAACTCTGATAATATTGGCGAGCCTAATATATCTAGATTATATGAACGACTTCTTTTAAGTTCTCAGGGAGATCCAGATACTGTAAAAGAGTTTGAACGTATATTTGGTGATAATGAATTTATTAATAATTTAACAAGTTCATATTTAGACAATAGATGGATTAAGGCTGTTGATACTGAAATTGATGAGGTATTAAGATATATGCCTAAACTTCAAGAAGCTCTAGATACAATTAGAGATAATATATTAGCATCAGATAGCTTTTCAAAAGATTTTCTTAATATAGAATCTAAATTGTCACCAACTAGAGAATCTGAGGAACAGTTTGCAAGAAATATTAACGATATGAAAAATCGTTATAATATGCTTAAGTTAACAAGTGAGATTTATGAAAAGACTTCTAAATATGGCGAAACTTTTGTATACTGCGTTCCGTATAGTAAAGCTATAAGAAAACTTATAGATAGAAAAAATTCCACTACAGATGATAGAAATATTAAAGTTAGAACAAATTTTGAATCTGGAGAAGTACTTATTGAAAGTGGTATATCTGAATTTGAACCTGTAAAGGTTTCATCTTCTAATGATTATAAGCTTAACGAAACAGAAGATAATTTTAATTTTGATATTAAAATAGAAAATGGAATAATTTCTTCTATTGTTGAAAATGAAAAGTCTGCTAGAGAACAAAGAAAAGTAGTAAGAGAGCAATCTCTTACAGAGCAATACTTAATGGAATTAGCTATTAATGGCAGTTCTGATGTTATTACAGAAGGAATTGATTCAATTGCTAATGATGGTAAACCATATGCATTTGACAATTCAATGAATCATGATCTTGAAATGGGGGCAAAAATTCCTGCACACCATAAATTTGATCGAGTGCTCGATGATGATTTACAGCTCCCTAACGAGGATGATACGACAGCTGACGGACTCTATACTTCCAATAAAGGAAATTCTAACATTAAAGACATGAATGGCTGTATAGTTAAAATTCTTAAGCGTGAAAGAGTAACTCCTATAATTCTTAATGATATTTGTTTAGGATATTACTATTTTGATTTTGATGATCAAGCAGCATTATTTGAAGAAAGACATACAACAACTGGAATGGTTAATACTATTACTGGTTTAAGAAGTAATGGTAGATCAGAAGCATTTGATTCTATACAAAGAAGAGAAGAACTATTAAGAAGCATTGCCAATAACTTGGCAGATAAAATTGATGCTAAGTTTATCAATGCCAATCAGGATCTTAAAAAAGAGATTTATTATATCCTTAAATATAATGATTCATTTAATGCCGCTGCTGGTTCTACTAATAATATTCGTGTTAGTTATATTCCACCTGAAGATATTCATCATATTTATTTTGACCTTGATGAAGATACTGGTAGAGGTATTAGTGATCTTAATCTTAGTTTAATTCCTGCTAAATTATGGGTTGCTATTTATATTACTAACTGTTTAGGTGTTATGACACGCGGTAACGATAAGCGTGTTTATTATGTAAAACAATCTGTTGAATCTAATATTTCTAAAACTTTATTAAAAACAATTAATGAAATTAAGAAATCCAATTTTGGTATCAGACAGATTGAAAATATTAATTCAGTTCTTAATATTACTGGTAGATTTAACGACTATATCATCCCCCGTGGCAATGATGGTCAGTCTCCGATTGATGTTGAAGTTATTCAGGGTCAGCAAATTGAAATTAAAACTGATTTGCTTAATCTTCTTGAAGAGTCTGCTATTAGCGTTACTGGTGTGCCAATGGAAATAATCCAAGCACGTTTATCTCCAGACTATGCAATGCAGCTTACTATGGCTAACTCTAAATTTTTAAGATTTACTTATAGCCGTCAAGGAGAGTTCCAAAAAGTAATAGCTCCGTTATATACTAAGATTTATGATATTGAATATGGTTGTAATGATCAGATAACTGTAACATTACCTCCTCCGTTATTTATGAATATGATTAACTCAGGTCAGCTTATTACTAATACTAGTGATTATTGTGAAAACGTTACTAATATTATAATGGCTGACGAGCCTAATGAAGTGATTAAAGCTAAGTTTGCAAAAGAACTTAAAATCTATCACTTAGGATCATACTTAAATATGGATGTTATCAAACAAATTATAAATAAAGCAAAACAAGGTGCCACTGAAGATACAATATCTAATCCTGAGAATCTAGCTTAAAGAAAATATATCCCCATGGGATTGCTCCCATGGGGAATAATTTATATAATTTTAGTAAATTACTCAGTAATAGCTTCAACACCAGTGTATGTTGCAACATCATACTCTGTGCCAGTTACTTCGATACCAAGATCTTTAGCTCTGCCAGTACCAGCGTATCTATCAAGAGTCTTGCCAATTTCATTAATACCGGTGTAATTGTATTCATCGCTATTAACGATAATCTGACGAGCTCCAGCTTCAGCGCTAAGAAGATAATCTAACATAGCCTGAGCAGCTTTATCAATCTTAGTAGACTGTACAGGATATCCACTAAACTTAACGTTAACATCTCTCTTACCGATATCACCCTTGGTGTAGTTATACATATCAAGGTCAGCAGAGTTTAACTGACAACCTAAGAGAAGGTATGCAGCTTCAACTTTACGCATTGTGTTATCTGTATTGATAAAGAGGAATGTAAATACTTCGTTTTCGAAACCAGGCTCCATCTCACCAGAGTGAATTAAACCATGGTAAGTTTTAACCTGAGTACGAGGATCCTTAATACCAGTAAGATATAATTTAGCAAACTTTGTAAGAGGACTACCAGATTTCTCTTCATAACCAAGAGTAAACTCTGCAGCATTCATACCATTAATTCTAGAAATTACGTTAATGCTATTTAACTCATCGCCAAGAGTAATAGTATCTGCAGAAAGGTTATCAAGACCATCAAAGCTCTTGAATTCATATTCGATAATATGAGCCCAGTTATTAACTAACTTATTATAGTTTGCATCCTTAGATGCCAATTTCTCCATGAATTTAGGAATCTGACAAATAATGAATGCAGCATAACCAGTTTCATAAGGATTAAACTGAACGAGAGAGCCAAAGTCCGGAACACCTCTCATAAGACGATAAGTAGTCACATCTTTAAAATCTTTAGTATTTTCAAATAATGAACTTACTTTCTTATTCTGATCCATAACATTCGCATTTGCAGGGTTTGTTACTGTCCAATCTCTTTTAATAGCCATATTCGTTCACCTCCTTAAGAAATAGCAATAATCTTAAAGTACTCTTCCTGAATGAAGTTCTTGAACTGTACTTTAAGTACTGCATAGAATATATTATTCTGCTCATATCTCTCGTCAGCCATATATTCGCAAGAAATGCTCTTAAACGAAGAACTATATTCTCTAACAATTGCCTGAACGTCAGAAATATATGTCTCTAAATCGTCACCATCAAGGAATGTATAACGAGTCTGAGGGCATTTAGTACGGATAGTTTTAATAACATCCTGAACGAGCATGATATTATGCAAGTAAGATAACTGTGAGTATGTTGTATCATTTACATACATGGTCTCCATTACAGGAACACCATCATATAAACTAAGATAGTTTACATTCATTTCTACAAGCTCTTGTTTCTCATCAAGACCAGGAATTGATACGGGGAAGAAGTTTACAGAATTTTCAATAATACCATCGAATACGATGTTATTAGCAATGCCTGCAAACGGACGACCTACACCCTTAGCAATATGATTTGTCATTTTATCAATGAGAAGATAGGGCATTGTTACAGTGATTTCTTTCTTTGAGAAAGGATCAATAATATTGAAATAGTTGTGGTAAAGAACTGAGTTATTGCTGGGTTTAATACCAGAAGTCTCATCTCCTTCTCTATATCCAGTAACAATTTCTTTAATACCATAAAGTGAATTTGCTTCTTTACCCAAGTCAGTTAAGAATACCATATCGCCTCTAAAATCAATGAGATCGATAATAGCGTTTTTAACTTTATTAGACCATGCGCAGTCAAAGGTACAATCAATTTTATATGCATCTAAATCATATATAATTGTATCAAATTTTGAATTTTCACGATCTGCGGGTGGTGTGATAGCTTCAAGCATAAGTTTTTCAATTTCATCAGTGTTGTTCATAGGAACACTACCCATTGCACCATATGAACCATTCTTTAATTGAATACCTGTAATAGCTGATAAATCACATAAAACATCTATGATATCTTCGGGTCTATTGCTTTCCCATACACTATGTTCTTCTCCAGCTGTTGCAATACCAGAAATAAGATTGCCCTTAAGATCACAACCATTAATAAAATCAAGATTGATTAAACCTGCAACAGGGATGCTTTCGCCATTAGCGTCTACAGCTGTTTCAGCAAGTTTTGAAACTAAAGCGTATACTCCCTCATCATATAATTTAACACGAACCTGATTAGAATTAGCTCTAATTTTAGGATTAAAGCCTTGAGCTGCACCATTTGTAATGATGTCGGGATTCATTGAAACGATGATGTTTTCAAGTGTTTCATTATTTTCAATTACTTCAAATGAATATTTAGCATAATTTGCATTGCCTCTATTTCTAGATACAGAATATTCTGGAGCAATACGAATGCTAGCTGCACTTACACCACGACCCATTGCGGTAATAGTAAGTAACGGAATGTCATTAACATCTTTCTTACCCTTTACACCATCTTCACAAGCTTTTTCAAAATCTGTACAACCTGCAACAGAAGTTGTATAGAAATAAACATTTGATGTATCGCCTTTATTAGTTGCAGTACCGTCGCCAATTTCAAGTTTGCTAGTTTTTACTACTCTGGCCATAACAGTAACATTAGCAAGAGCTGCATCGTCACTAACTAAACGTTTACCTAAAACATAGGCTCCGCTTCTAAGTGCCTGAGCTACAGTAAGCTGTGCCTGACCATGCTTAGCAAAACTCATACCACCTTTGGTTTTTGTAAATCCATCAAATCCAGTTAATAATTCCCAACCTTCAGAACCTTTATCACTTGTATAAAGCTGCATATACAAAGCAATATTATTACCTGAAGCTGTGGTATCTATAGTCTGAGTTTGTAACTGATTAACAATCTCAAAACGAGATTTAGGATAACCCTTCATATTGGTATTACCTCCTTATAGTTGTTTTTAATTTATTTATAAATAAACTAAAGCGTTAGCTTTACTGATATGTTTATAAAAGCCGCTATACCATGACTATCTTCTCTAATGGAGAATCCTTATGAGTCTTAGATGTCATAGCAGCTGCAATAGCTTCATCTGCGTTATCAGAGGTTACCGCAGTAAACGCAGAAGTGTACTTTGGAACCTTATCTATAGAAATTGCTTTGTATGCTAGCATATCATTTGTATCAGCAATACGAAATGGCTTACTAAGATCACTTTCACTACGGTATATTTCAGATATAACCATACCTATAATTTGAGCTGATACTTTATAATCAAATTTACATAATTCTGCATTTTTAAGTATGTAATCTTGTATTTGATTATAAGGAATATTCTCTGGTAAATTACCACGTTTGAATATATTAATAAACTTTTCCAATACTGCAAAATCTACAGGTATTTGTGTGGAACAAATTAATTCATCGCCATTTTTAAAATGAAGTAATCTGTATGCTTTAGGTTCTTTTGTACCTTCTAAAGTATAATTAGCTTCTTTAGTTATAGAATTTGGAATACATTCTATCATTGTAGGGCAATTAAATGGTTTTAATAATAGTCTTTTACCATTTTTATCAAATACAGCATATGTAAATATACCTATTGTGCCAATTCGTTCACCTACAGCTTCAGCCGCTTTAATTTCAAAATACTTCTCAGGAACATAGTAAATTAACTCGCCATCTCCGCTAAATATAACTTTATCTTTAACAGTTTTAAAAAAATCCATGGCATAGCACCTCCTCTTATATTTATTTTAAAGTCCGAAATTTTAACCCATAGGGAGTGATCCCTATGGGTTATATTTATCCTATAATTTCAACATCAAAACCATCATCGCCATCATCATAATTGTCTTCAGGATCTGATGGTTTAATTTCTTCAGTTCCAACACCGCAATTATCATCACAGAATACTAATTCGCCTTTTTCTATAGCATCTAATAATGATTGAAGTCTTTCTCTCATTGATTTAACTTCTGGAGTTTCCGGCTCTTCACCTTCAGCAAGAACTTGTATAGATCTTATAGTAGATATATAAATCTTTCTTTTATCAGAATGCCCTTCAGTAGAACAATCCATTCCTATATAAGCTGTAGATACAGCTGCTGCATTAGTAGTATTAATATATCTAGTGCATTCGTCTGGAACGCTATCGCTAATCAATTCAAGATATCCTACAGATGTTACAAGGCCATGTTCAGTTATATATGTAACAGCGTAACGACCACCTGTTTTCATCTCAATAGTTTTATCCTGTTCTGTTGAAGTTCCATATAAAGTAATTTTAAGAGTCTTCACTACAGAAGTTTCTATATTAACTAAATTTGTTAATAAAGGATCTCTTATGATGCCATCTGATGAGAATGGACAATCTTTACAATCAGCACATTTATTAGCACCGTCTTTATTAGAATCTGTATATGGTGCATCTACTTTAGTACCATTATCCTCATATGCCAAACAGCATCCAGCTGCACCTGCATTAGGGCATTGAATTGGTCTATTAACCATATCAGGATATGGCGGCATAGGCCTTTTAGCAGGTGCCATATAATGATGGCGAATTTTATTGTATCTATACATTTCTGGTTGAATAAATGTATTACCAAACATGTAATGACCATTTATAATATGACTATACATATACTAAGTTACCTCCCTAGATTTCTTCAATAACCTTGGAGATATTCCTAAAGATAATTTCACCTTTCTCGTCTATTGCTGTAAACTTATATCTGTAAATACTAGAAACTATTCTATAATTATATGCAGTACCAGCAAGATCATTAGGATTAGCAGAAGTTCTGCATATTGCTAATATAAACTTTTTAATAGTATTACCACTATATTTACCATCAAAAGCAGCTTTAATTATAGGAAGAAGTTCACTAACATCGGGAATTGTAACTCCAAAAGTATTGTTATTTACTCTTGTGTTGAATTGTCTAACGTAATTACTGTACTCTTTATCTGCTAGTTTTTTAAGAGCATTTGCTGGCATCATTTTAATCCATTCAAGCTGTTTGTCAAATGTTAAAGCATTATCAAATGCATTTTTAATCGATTCCAATTTTTCAGCTTGTTCTGGATCTTCTGCTCTGATTTCTTCTATTTTGCTAAATGTTTCATCCATTGCATCTGAAATCATTTTATCATATTCTGAATTCATTTCACATATGGCAGTGTTTAATTCTGCGGAAAATTCATCTATAGTGGCTGACATTTTAGCATCATTAATAAAGCTATCTATAAGTATTTTAGCTGCTTCATTTCTCATTGCTACTTTTTGATTTTTAGGTACATTTTCACTTGCTACCATATTATCAACAAGTTTCTTAAAAGATTCAGGTAATTTAGAATATAAATTAGTTTGTTTACCGGCTTTATAATCATTGATAAGATTTAGCATTTGCATCATAGATTCATTATCTAAATCATATCCACTAAGAGCATCTTTTACATCTTCTTCATTTTCTTTAATGTCTTCAACTTCAGATATAGTAACTCCAGATATAAATTCTTCAGTTATTTCAGTATTATCCTCTGATGTATAAACAGTTTCCTCTGTTTCTTTTTTAGCAGCTGCTAAATTATCCATACTTTCTTTATCTACATCAGATAATTCAGTATAAATATGGTGAACCTGTTCATCTGTAAGAGTTGTATTTACTTCTTCATTTTTAATTTCTTCGTTCATAAAATTATTCTCCTTAAAATAATTTATTTATTTTCTTCTATTGTATCTGATGTTATAAGCTCATCAATATGTGATGCACTAATATCTCCAACAAGACGTTGTAATGCAAGTCTTATATTTATAATAATAATTGGTGCCATTTCTATATTATTTACAACGCTACAATAATAATCTTTAAAGAAATTACCATTGTCAGCAAATGCATTATCAAGAAATTGCACTATATTAAAATCTACATATGTGCTTTGGAAAATATTATTAAGCTGAATATCAAATGTGCTAATATAGTTTATAATTCTAGGAATGTTTGCACTAATTGCAATATATTTAGGATCAACATAAACTCTTTTTCCGTATGCTGAAGAACTATCTTTATTCTTTTTTAAGTCCTCTTGTGTTAAAATATTATATAGAGTATCTTTATTATTTATAATAAATGCTGTAAAGAAATTAACCATAATATTATTTCTATTACAAACTAAGAAATCATACAAATAATATGCTGCTGTGTATAAATCAATTGTATCATCTGCACTATTAAAAGATAAATTAAATTTTTTACATAAAAGATTAATAATATCTCTATATACTTCTTCTCGCACTGATCTGATATTTAAACTATCTCCAGGATATTCTTCTTCCATAAGTTTAAAATTATTTTCATAAGCACTAACAAAATTAGGTTCGATAAGTGATGAAGTATAATCTATATGATCTAACTTATCTTCAAGAGCATGCATTGTATATTCAGAGCCAAAATGAGCTAAAATTTCACTAATATTATACTCATTATTAATACGATATGGCTCAACACTTCCCATATTCATATAAAGGGTACCTCCTTAAATTTATATTTTATATACTTGTACTTTTTTATATAAAATTCAAAAAATAATAGAGGAGGAATTATCCTCCTCTAATAAAGTATTTTAATTAGAAATTAAAGTGATCCTGGTATCTATATTCTCCATCTTCTAAAGCTCCAAGATTATCATCAGATGCTACAGAAACACTTACTCTTTCCGTCATATCAAATATAGCATTTCCATCAGCATAGAATCCTAATAATACAGAATCAGGTACAGTGAATCCATTGGCATCATTAAAATAATTACTTAATGGAACACTATCTGGAATATTATAAGTCTGTCTATATGCTTTTTCACCCAAAGGTGTAGTAACAAGAGCTTCGAATTTAGCTTTTTCTTCAGCTCTACGTTGCTCTATAAAGTCTTGCATTCTAGTACCGCCTGCAGCAATTGCAGATTGTAGATCTTTTTCTATTTCTTCATGTAATTCATCTTGTTGATTGAAGTGTTCTACAATTTCTACAGTGTCATCATTATAGTAATCAATCTGCTCATCTATCTCATCATCAGTTTTAATAGATGTCTTTTTCATACCAAAACGTTCGGCCATATTAACGCCTTCATACCACATATAAAGAGCCATTAACATTGAGAATACCTGGTCATCGTGCGTGCTAGCAGAGTGTTCTATCTTACCATTACGCTTAATCTCCATACCTAATAATTCATTATAGATAATTGGAGATATGATTTTATCTTTATGATTTTCTACACGTTCAAGTAATATATCAATAAGAAGTTGTCTGATTGCTTTGGTAGATGTAAGTCCATATACTTTTGTACGAACCTTTTGCTTATATGAATGAACACCATCTTGTCGTTCTTCAACAACAATATCTTTTATTTCATAATAAAGATTTCTCTTAAGACCCATCTTCATAAGCTTAGCTATAACAGTAGCACCGAAACCACCGTTTCGTTCTACATTGACGATAGCATTAGGCATCCAATTCTTAACAATAAACTCAATACATCTTGCCAAATCAAGAGTACTAATATAATTACAGTTCATACAACCAAGTACTTTGGTTGACAATGAGTCTACTACAGTAATGGTTGAGCTATCTTGTTTATAACCGCCAGATACGTCGACACCTATCAATGCAGGGTAAGTTCTAGTATCTGCTTGGAGATAAGTTTCAAAGCGATATTTACCAAGTAAGTAAACTTCGCTAATTGGCTGTCGTAAAAGACCGCTGATTGTGTCAAGATCTTCTTCTTTAAATGGTGAGTTTTCAACACCAGTAGCCCATTCAAGCAAGATTTCTCTTCGAATATCCGGCCATGAGTTTTTAAGAAGTTTACATACATCATTAAACCATTCTTCAGTACAGCCTAATTGCTGATATGTGTATTTAATATATATAAAGTCTGATTTGGTATTTGCATTAATAATACTAATTAATTCATTATAAGTCTTATCATACCAAGATTCACTAAATTTAGTAGCCATCTCTTTAGTATGGTAAGCTTCCTGACCTTCAGGAGTTGTCATAAAGCCAGGTGTTGTTGTTATAACAATACCATGCGGAGCACCATTTTGTTTTGCTATCATAGAAGCTGTCTTAAATGCAGGAGCTGCATTCATGTAGATTACATCATTATATGGTAAGAAGCCATACTCGTCATACCACATGAGTGTAAGTGTCTTACCTCTAAGTAACGATGCCGCTTTAGCTTTATTAGTAGCTGAAGCATATGCTTTAATAGCATTATTATTAAATGGGTTTACTATTTCATTAGTATTATTCTTACCCTTATCTACTTTACCATCTGGTAACATTCTTTCTTTCATAATTAAGTATGGAGGTAAAGTATCTCTAATATCTTTAAGAGTCTGTAAGTTATCCTTAGCACCGTCCATGTTCTTATGTAAGAAAGCCATCTTAGAGTTTGTAGTGCCAAAATTATAAATATATAATAATCTAATCGCAACAGATACAGTCTTACCTTGCTGACGAGGAATTTCCTCAAACACATTAAGGTTTAAACACATACAAAAGTTTAATGCAAGATTGGCTCTAGTTAATTTATACATTCTTGGTTTACCAGATGAAGGAACTCTTACTACTTCTCTGATGAAATACCAATAATTACATAAGCATTCTCGCAATACTTTTTGTTTATAATATGAATTTAAATTAGGATCATGAGGATCTATTCCATCAAGATCTGGATCAATAAGTGTTAACATGAACTCATTATTCTTAATTCCAATAGATTTAAGATAATGATGCATATCTAAAAAACTTTTATTTTTAGTAGTTTTTTGAGCATATATAGTTCTTATTTGTTGAGGTCTTTTTCTAGGCATAGCCTGAGGGGGCGGTTGACCTGGATTTACCACAGCTCTACCTGGCATTATATTACCGTAGGCTGGACCTGCACCCATCATATTAGGTGGCTGATTATAAGCCATTTTATTTTACCTCCTTTTGTTAGATTTTATTGTAATGTTTCGCCAACCTAAGCAAAATGGAGGAAATTAAATAAAAAGAAAAATATTACAAATATAAAATAAACTTTACTTTATAATAAAATCTATTGAAAGGAGACTATCAAAAATGGAACAAAAAAATTTACAATTGAAACTCTTGGATAACCCTAAATACTCATCAGGATGGATTGAAAATGCGACACATCTAATAGTTAATTGTGCAATACCTGAAGAAGTACTTAGCAATTTTGATACTGAGCAGTTGCAACTTTTAGTATCAGTATTTACATCTGCTAAAGAAAATCAAGAAATTTGGACAACTGGTTTTCTTAATACTGATCTTAATGCAACTCAGATGCAGATTCTTCTTACAGGTTATTCCCATGGTTTAACCACAGAACAGTTGCATCCGTATTTTAATCCTGAAATTCCTTATGTGATTTCCAACTGGGCTGTTACTGCATTGGCTGAAGGTTTTGATTTAACCAAGTATGTAAATGCTGGTTATAATAAAGATCAGCTTTATGAAATCTATGCCGGATTAAAGGACGGAGTTGATATTTCTGTCTATGATAATATCAATATTCCTGCTGAAAAGATGGCAATTGCTCATCATGCTATGGTTTTAGGCCTAAAAGTTCAATTTGATGAGAATAAAATACTGACAATATAATAAAGGTAAAAGTAAAAAGTTTTATACACTGTATAAGAAGGTTCTTTGTCTTTTATAATAAATTATAAAATGATTTTATAATTAAGATGAAATTGCCAGTAGGGTTATCCTACTGGCAAACCTTTTGCAAAAATAAAATACTTTATTGGAATTAGATGGGCTGTAATTACAGCCCATCCATAATTATGCATTAGTATCTTCTGCTCGTTTTGCTGGTCTTGGAGCATAAGGGTTTTCTGGTGCAGGTGGTTTAATAGTTTTATGCAATTCATACTTAAGATCTGATGACATTTTTTGATAGCGATGTAGTAATTTTAAATCGCTATATGTAAATTCATTTTTAAATTCTCTAATAAAATTTGCTCTTAGTTTATATCTTGGAATTATAAAAGCCCAACCAACTTTACTATGAAATTCTTTAATAAATTTACTAGATAGATTAAAACCACTATAACTACCTAATATAAAAATATATTTCCAATTAAATGGCATGTCTTGAAATTTTCTAATAAAGTCTTCATGCTTACTTGGCATACACTTTTTAATTTCATCCCATTCTGTAAGTGTATAATAAAATATATCATCCCATTTTATATTATTCTTAATATTTTCAATAATATTTTTAGGTAAATTTTTATATACTTCTGTAATAATATCATGCCATTTAATTTCATCTTTAAATTCCATAAGAAAATCTTCAGATAAATCCTGGGTATTTATTATGGTCGTCCAAGATACTTTATCTTTAAATTTCCTAATAAAATCTTCAGATAATTTATGGGTTGAAAAGTAATTATCCCAATTAATTTTAGCATCATCAAGATCAGTAATCAGTTCTTCAGATAAATTTTTATTTAATGATATTTTATAGCTATAATTAGAATCATTAATATATTTTTTAATAAAATCTTGTGATAGTTTTTGATGCTGTAGTATTGATTTAATTAAGTCCAGACCTTTAGAAGTATTTTTTATAATAGCATTTAATAAATCTTCAGGTAAATAATAATTTGTCACCATATAATTCCAATTAATAATTTCATATGATGTGTCATCAATTAAGCTTTGTAATTTTTCTATATTTATTTCTTTCATTTATAAAACCTCAATCAACCCAAATCAAATTTGTCTTCAAATTCATCAAGTAATTCATAAGATAATTTATCAACTGGCATAGCATCCCAATCTATTTTATCCTGAAATTCACGTATGAAATCTTCAGATATATCCTGACACATTGTTATGCCGGTCCAATTAACTTTATCTTGAAATTCACGAATAAAATCTTCTGATAGTTCTTGTAAATAAGATATATTGATCCAATCCACACAGTCGAATTCATCTTTAAATTCACGTAAGAAATCCTCTGATAACTCGGCGCAGATACAAAATAATTCTATTTCTAGTTTATCTTTAAATTCTCTAGCAAAATCTTCTGTCACTTTTAAATATTCTGCCTGTGAATATATTACATCTTCATCACCTTGTTGTAAATTATCTTTAATAAATTTTTCGGATTTTTCAAAATCCCATCTGTCAGTATCATTTGCTATTAGCATTTTATCATTTCTCCTTTAATATATTTTCCCATGTGTTATAGCGGTTTGAATTTAATATGTATTTAATAGATTCTAAATCTTCATCACGTTCGGCAATTAATCCATATGCGGAATTATAACATGAACATCCATTATTACGATAAACTAAAGATTCCTCATCCCAAGATTTTTGACGTTTAAGTTTTTCGTATTTTGTTTTGTATCTTTTATAAACACCACTACAGGATTTATATGCATCTTGATATTTTTGAATGTTTTCCCAATACACAAAACTTTTAAATTTAATAATAAAATCTTTAGATAATACCTGATATTGAGATATTTTTTTCCAATCGACTTTATATTTAAATTTAGTTATAAATTCTTCAGATAACTTCTGATGCTCCGATATACAACACCAATCTATTTTATTTTGAAATTCTTTAATGAAATCTTCAGATAATTTTTGGTATTCCGATATTAAATGCCAATTAACCTTATCTTGAAATTCTCTAATAAAATCTTCAGTAAGAGTATAGCATCCAGATATATCATCCCAATCGACATAATTTCTAAATTCTCTGATAAAACTATCATACAATTCAAATTCAGAAGTCATATATTCCCAGTCGACATAATCTTTAAATTCTCTAATAAAATCTAAAGATACATCTACATTGCATAATACGCTGGTCCAATCAAGATAATCTTTAAATTCTCTAAGTAAATCTATTGATAGATCACAATTTTCGCATACCAAATCCCAATTAATTTTATCTTTAAATTCTCTAATAAGATCTATAGACATATTTTTATATATATAATGCAAATTCCAATTAATTTTATCTTGGTATTGTATTATATCATTTTTAGATATATCTCCAATCATATTAATATAATCAAAATAATATTCTTCTTTATATTTTTTAACTAATACTTTTGATACATTTTGATACTTTAGTATATAATCCCAATTGACTTTGTCATGAAATTTTTCAATAAAATTATCTGATAATTTTTGATATCTTGATACAAAATACCAGTTATCAATTTTATCTTCAAATTCTTCTATAAATTTCTCTGATAAATCTTGGAATTGAAATATTGTATCCCAGCAAACTTTATCTTGAAATTCTCTAATAAAATCTTCAGATAATTTTTGATATCTTGATACAAAATACCAGTTATCAATGTGGTCTTTCATTTCTCGTATGAAATCTTCAGATAACTTTTGATATGTTAAAATGCACTGCCAGTCTATACTATTTTTAAATGTTCTAATTACATATTCGGATAATGTAAACTTCATAGTTAATCTATTAAAAGTATCAATATTTAATCCATATAAGTAATTAATATGCTCTTCATCTATTAAAAAATCATCGAATATATTTAATATTCTATTCCAATACACTGTGTTAGCTATATCTCTGGCGTATTTTTCAGCCTCTTTTTTAGCATTGCGTTTATTCTCGGCGTTTTTAAAGTTCATAATATTTATTCTCCTATAAATTTTATTAATAGCAATATCGACCTCATTTACTATCACTATTATAATATATAATTAAAAAAAATAAAAATACCATAGGGATTTCTCCCTATGGTATTAATTTAATTATTTATTTTTATTTGGATTTAATATATTATCGCAATTAGTATTAGTTAATGCTAATCCGGCAATAACTATACCATTAGCAATACCATTTCTTAAAAATACTTCATCTCGTTCAGACATAGCGTTTCCATTTAACTGAAATCCGTTTCTATATTTTTCTATAATCTCTTCTACCCTTGCTTCAATAATTTCTTCAATACTCATTTTAATATTCTCCTTTTAATAATTTTCTTTTATAGGATATTTCAATTCATCAATTTCATATCCTTTATTTCTAAATACATTTATAATTGGAATTCTTTCGCTACATATATTATCACATGATTCATGCACAATGAACACGACAATAGGCTCTTCATAAAAGTTTAATACATTTTTAACTTTATTACACATTTCTTCTAAGTTATTCATAAATATATTAAAATCTATACTATTTAATTGATTCGTATATGCTTTAAGAAAATCACAATTATTAGGATCAACTATTCCGGTTTTACAAAAACACATTCCAGGACCACGACATAAATCTTTGCATGTTTCTCCTGGCATTAGCATGGCGGATCTTACGCCATTAATAACTCCATTTTTATCTTTAAAAATATATTTTTGATCTTTATTTGCATGATACCATTTAGGATCCCATACTGCAGTGGATATAGGTATCATATAAGGTTTAAAAAATCTAATTTGATAAAAATAACTTACTGCTAATTTCATTATAATTTCTCCTTAATAAATTTATAGAGAGGGATTTCTCCCTCTCTATTTTATAATTGAATTATATTAGATACGTTAACCGAATCATTATTCAATCTCTTAAGCCCAATACTATCAAGAGGGAAGTTCTTAAGCTGATCGTTAATAATTGTAGTAAAGTCAACGAAACTCAACACCCAATCTGGAACAGCGACATCAGGTGGTAATCCTATAACTGTAACTTTAGCTCCAAGTATTGGATGATTTAGAAGTCTAACTAATTTAGCATGTTCTTCTGGATAAGTATCTTTGATTTTATCTACATTCTTTTTATTAACGTCAATCTTAATTTTAGTAATCTTATTACGTTCTTCAAGATTAATAGCAGGCATATCTTCATTGCGCATCTCATTATAAATAGTAGCTGCAAGAATACCATTTACAGACAATGGATCTTTATTATAACTATTTATAGCTGCTATATTATCAGGTTTATAATACTTGGTTTCTTTATTCATAATACTATTATAAATTTCTTTTTCAAATATTATAAGCTTTTTCATTACATTAACTTGATCAACCTTATCTGCAGTTAACACATCTTCATATAAAATTTGCTGTAATCTTTTTCTAACGTCGTCTGATAATGTAGTTTTATTCATAGGTAAACCCATTATTGCTAACTGGCTTTTAATACCTTTAGGAATAATATTACCCTCTTGAAGATTCTGTATATCTGCATAATTTCGACGACTCTCAGTAAGCATAACACGTTGGAATAAGAATTCATTTTTCATAATCATGCGACATTTAGTACCTTCGACATAACTACCAGAGAGTTTTGTATATTCTGCAAGATAATCCACAACAAGATCACTACATATATAAGCAATAATATTTATAATAGCATATCTAAGATTATCTTGAGGGACTAATACGCATGGTTCAACAAGTCGATCTAATTCAATAACCTCATCAGTATAGAAATTATAATCATATCTTGGTTCTACATAAGTGACCATTTCTCTTAATGGCTTATCTCCCCATTCATCTGCTTTGATTACTTCTACCATATCACGTTTCTGATGCTTTACAGGCATATCTATATTATAAACTTTATCAAGAATAAATCTATACCATGCATCAAATGATATAATGGTTGAGTCAGTATCACTTATAGCAACTATATCTCTCTGCATATATTCCAATCTATCTAATTTATCAATATAGAAATGTGGGTAATATACATATTCTTTAACCATTGATACTAAAGTATCAAGATCTTCTTTAATATTCTTTGGTGGTTTATTGGGATCCATAAATGGGTCATCAATTTCACAAAGTATTTTAATAATAAGATCAGTTACTATTGGTAAATCTACAAAAGTATATAAATTATTTTTATAATAAATACGATTTATATCTTCTTGAGATAATCCTCTTAAGTATTCCCATACTCTTGCCATTTCATCTTCAGATGGAACCCATATCATCATATCAACAGTATTCATTACTTTAAAGAAACATTCTTCAAGAGTTATATTTCTATCTAAAATATAACTATCAATAAGTTTTCTATTAGGTTTTTCATGTTCCACATTATTAATGAAAGTTATTATTTCATTAAGGTTATTAAATTTAATATTGTTAGCTAATAGTGATTCAAATAACATAATAGAACAACTGATATATGAACGTCCTTGCCTGGTAATTGCTTCAGCTACATAGATATTGTAATACAACGACGTAGGGGCACCCAATACACCATAGGTTGCATTCGCATTAAGTTTTTCAAGTAACTGAAAGAGATTATATCGTTCAAACATTTCAGTTCCTTTAGGATGCTTAAACATTTCCTTCTTATAAATTCCACGTTGTTCGATAAAACCCATAATCATTTTTGCAAGTGGATTATCTGCTTCTTTGTGCTTCTTAAATAAAACACCGCTTGATGTCATTATAGGTTCTAGTTTTTGGATATAGTTTATTATATCTAAAACTGTGCCATTGATTTTATTTTTTGTGTAATTATTTTCCAAATAAGCTGGTTTGTTTTCAAGACGATTTGTAATAGAATATTGAATTGCTTCTCTTAATTCACATTCGTTTAATAATGGAAAAGAACGTTTTAATCCATCTACCATTACTTGTTCGTATTCTTGAATAGCTTTAAGGCTCATAGCCTTCATAAAATCTTGCGACATTTTTTATTTCTCCTTTCAATATATTACAAATATATAATATATTTTTATTTGGAAGTTTAACCATATTTAAAATCATAAACATATTAATAAATCTTAAGTGCATTTATAAATATACTTAAAAATTATTAATAT